GAGAAGTGTTATTCTATCTCTCTTTGGAAGGCAAAAACCAGCGTCGAAGACGTCTGGGAAAACTTCCGAGGTGCATAATGTTACCTCCCCTATCCGGTACTCCAATCCATATGTAACGCAAAATCACATATGTCTTGTATTATACATGATAGAGCGCCGATGTTATTGGCGGCTGTCGGCTCTTAGGGCGTCCGACGTCTTAACGCATTCCTGGCTTTCTTTTGAGCATAGAATGCGGAGTGTTACTTACACTCATACGGACAGTTTAAGGACATGACGGTCCGATTTTACACTTTACTGTGGCAAACTAACTTACTACACCTAGTACCCATTTGCAAGGCACCAAGCTGAATTTTGGGTGTTAGCTAAACTAACACAAAACCATGAAATACAACACAGTCCGCTCTCAGGCAGGTTACGGGTCTTCTTTCGAGCGCCCGCCCCATTCTCCTCCTAGCTTTTAAACTGCATCTTCATCTGAATCATGTGGTGGTGATGGATTTATGAAATCACTTTCTACCTCCTACCACAATCTTTCTCAGAAGTTCTACAGGCTAGTGCGGCGTGTGACATACAACATGGTGAGATGGTGAATAACGACTAATATAAAACAGTCCGCTTTCAGACAGGTGGTGGGTCTTCTTTCGAGCGCCCACCCCATTCTTCTCCTGGTTTTTAAACTGCGTCTCTTTCTGAATCCAATAGTGGTGATGGAATTATAGGATTGCTCCTTACCTCCTACTATTTTCTTTCTCCAGAGTTCCACAGACCAGTGCGGCGTGAATTACTTAGATAATTAAGCCCATCTCTCTGTCAACCTCCTCCAGATAGGTGGCATAAGTGCTAACTTCCGGATAGATTCCGGTCTTTTCGTAAAAAGCCCGGATCAGAGGTTGTGTCTCCTTGTCAAAGGTAGCCTCATCATACTGAGCGAATTCCCGACACACGTCCTCAACATTCATCTTGCAAGCAAGTTCATGATCAGGACATGATCGAATCCAATTCGGAGTCTCGCGAAGAGTCTCAATTGCCATGGGTGCACGGTAAATACCGTTCACCTTACGGAAACCTCGTTTGAGGTAAGCCACCTCTGACAACGACCGGTGAGCGACTAGTTCACCAGACTTAGCTTCATCAGTATAAATCATACCAAAAGAAGCATAAGCCTCCGTCACCGTCAACTGGTTAAACCAGCCGACAATGCCGTCGGAAAAATTGATGACGTTGTCATCGCCGTACGACACCATCGAAACGACAGTGTTGAAAGGTGGAGCGACCACGCTAGCCATCTTCGCACACCTCCTGTAAGCGATACGCATCGAAACGCTGTTGTAGAACGAATTCAAACAGGTAGTAAGTGGATTTCCAGACGGTTGCGAATGCGAGAGAGCAATATATTTGCCCTCACACATCCAAACACTGTTGTACACATCCAGCATTAGCACTTCACGAATCCGGGCATTTTCGGCTCCGTCGTCGTAAAATGCGTTCACTACCTCCACGAATTGGGAGAGGATGCAGGAGTTAAGAGTCCCGTCAAATGACGAGAAATCTCCTGCGAACACTTTCCGTCCAAAACGGCTTAACACCTTAGCAGTTGCGGTCCAGTCATAACCGACTGGATTAGTACCGAGCGATTGTTCGTTCTTGATTCTATTTTCCATTACATGGGCAACAAAACCAAGAAAATACATGCGGACCGCAATGGTGTAGTCCATGGGACCGTTCGCAAACACGCGCGTCTTCAATGCATCCACCTTCTCAATGGGCCTCCTCTCATCCTTGAGAGTGGCAGTCCAGGCAACCGGAATTCGAATTCCATTCTTAGCTTCACTGAGACGATGCATTACTGCACGTCTCACATCCGCATCAAAAATGTATGTTTGGTCATTTCCAAGCCACCCAGTCTTGCCGTGCGTGCCACCCTTGCGCTCAAGAACCCAAGGGTAACCCGCCGAACTACCTCGGTTGATAGCACCCAAGAAGGGTGAGTCTTCGCTACCGGCGATTGCTTCCTCGAAAGTTAGCACTCGAGCCAGCCGCGTGTCTCGTCCACTCAGGAGCAATGATTTTACCTCGGTAACGGCCTGACTGACCTCTCCTTCCGGGATATACGGGGTGTTAATGGAGCACTTTGCTATATTCTTGGCCATTATATTCACGTGCGGGTGACGTAGGAAGCACGGTTTCGTGGTGGGTTCATGAATCATGCCATGCATGACCGATGGTATAATATCGGTCCTGTTCATGGCATAAGGAGGTCGCGAACACACGCCCACAAAACCAAACAATGGCGCCGGCATGTCTAGTAAGTTCATGATTTCCTCTTCAGAGATGTTCGTATTGAACTGAAGATCAACGCTAGCGCGAGTAAAATTGGGCAATAAGTCCAAATCCGTGGTAATAACGTCTCTGAACGTGACCAAAGCCCTATTTAAATCTGCTTGAGTGACGGATTGACCATAGGCCATGGCACCGGACTTATCCCCGGCGATATGAATGCCCGCGATCTTCCTAGACATGCTGTTTTCATTACATATCACTGGAGCGCCACAATCGCCACCTGTCGTATTCAGCTGGTAGGAAAGACAATCTCGAATGTGGAGGATCTTTTCTCCCGATTGTAAACTCATGGGCTCCGTTGCAGCTCGAGTATTCCCAAGAATCGTGACTATGTTCTTACCTGAGACGCTACGCAAAGTCGGGAGACACACGTCGGCCCGACGAACGCTGGTCTCTGGCATTGTCTGGAAATGTTTTACGATATCCGTATGGGCTTGGACTTGGCGTGGGAACTGTAGCAAGATAGCGTCCTTATCGTAACCGTTGCTAGCCGTTATCTCACTCACCTTGACACAACTCCATGGTTGTTCATAAATCGTGCCAAAGATGTTTTCCAGAATGACATCATCACCGTTCGCAAAACTATCCAGTAAATGCTTGGGGGCCAACATGACCGTGTCTCGCACGAACAGTCCATTCAATACCGTGATGACATCTTGATTTCGACGTCGGTGTATTTTATACAAATTGCTCAAGATACGATGAGAAATCAAATCTTGGGCCGTCGCATCTTTCCAGGCTTCTAGTTCCACAGCCTGCGGAGCGTTCTCAACTAGGACCATGCGTGCTTTAGTCGTCACGTTGTCCGAGGACGAACGAGCTTCGACAATTGTTCGTGGCATTTTGTTAGAGCGCACGTCTCCCGACGCAAAGGCTTCCGCGGCCACGTCATCACCTTCAACTAGAATTCTAGGTTTCTGGCGCGTGTGCAGGTCGTTCGAGACATGAGCTTCAGTGACCAGCATTTTCTGCACTCTAGTTTTATTATCACCAGAGACGTGACCTTCCATGAGCGTACTGCTCTGTCGATGGTGCGATCTCATTTTCCTCCGCGTCGGTTGCAGCCATTTCCACAACCCGAATCCCGATAATGAGAGCGCTGCCAATATGAGAGCATTCTTGAGAGTGAAGTACTTCGTGTACTGTTCGCGCACTTTCACGCGCAGAACATCGCAAAATTCCTTCCACGTCATAGGCGAGTAGGCGTCCTCAAATTTCTCTTCTTCCGGTTCGGCTTCAAATGCAGCCTGGAGATGCACCGGGTGCAATTTGGCGAAACGTGCCGGCGTAATGCGATCTTCGAGAGCAACATTAGCGTCCATTGATCTCTTGTGTGACTTCTTCATAATGGTGACACATTCCATCATGAAAGTTTCATAGTCCATGATGACAGGGTTCCCGTCCTTACCGCTGATGGGTTGTTGCGTCTCAGCGTTATAAAGTTGGACTAGATACGGTTTAGTATCGACTGGGCCGTCACACTTGGTTGGATCTAGGCGCTTCACGGTCTTACCGGTTTGCAGACTAGTACCGTCCTTCGTAAATTCGGGCCGGTTCAAAATTTTGCCGCAAATGTCTATACGCCTGCGGTATGCATCTGGAAAAGTCAACGAATTCACGTTCTGCTCCAGAACATTACTAGTGAGAATAATGGCCTTTGAGCAGAACTTAGTCCGCTTCTTCTCCTCTAAGCTAGCCATGTGGAGCGGATAAGGGGCCATATTAGAAGCGCGGATTAACTCCATGAACTCCTCATTAGGTGCAGCCTGAGAATCGCCACGCTGGCCAAAATCGTCATAAACGACGATATTCTGACCTGCATAACCATCCCAGAAGACCTGCTCTGAGTTCCTAAAATAAATTTCGGCAGCGAAAGCTCGGGCAGCATCAAGAGTGTCGCACAGAGCGACATGCAAGTCCACTGCCAGAGCCCAAGCCATACCAGATTTTCCGACGCCACTTTCACCAAACAACATAACCACCACAGGTTGCATCCGGGGTCGATTCCCGAATACGCCAGTGTAATCACACAACTTTCTTGCTTCTTCTATAAGCTTGAAAGTGCGGTGGAAGTGTAATGTGCATTCCGAACGCAAACCTTTTGTCGTGAGAGTGCTAGCAAAGCTCATGCCTTCTTTGAAGAGACGGTCGACTTTAAAAACCAGTTTCTCGTCTTTTTCCAGGCGAACCGCCAGCGGGGCCGTAGTGTTTTCAACCAATTCATAGACCTCGCTAGCCCACTTATTGTAGCCCGAGAGAAAATCTTCTAGTTCGCTATCTTGAGCTAGCCCGCCGCAGGCGACGTTAAGGATATAGTCGCCGACTGCGGTGAACATCGGCAAGGCGACACGAGCTAAGTCGAAAACACCCTTCAGATTCCGTGAACGTTCCCCGAAAAACTTGAGGACCGAGCTCGAATCTTGGGCCTTGGGCAAGCCCAAAGCACACATAAGGGTCGTGGCTATTAAACTCCCTAATCCTGCAGCACACAAATTGCGGTTTTCACCGACAAACTGTGTCAAGTCGCCAAGGGAATCCAGACTAAATGATTGCATTTCTACTTCCACTGCTATCGTAGATGTTACATTTAAATAGCACTTAATCTCTGAGTAAATTTCAGAACCAAATTCCGCTAACAGATTGAAGAATAGTGAGACTAACCTTCTCTCAGGTGCGGCTAGGGCGAAATTCACCAAAACTTTAATTATCTTAACCATCGCATCGACGATGGTGGTGCCGATAACATTGGTGAAACCACTTAAAATGCCTTTGAGCGAGTCAATGACAACCTGGCTTTCCTCGATAAGTTTCATGGCCTTATCGCCGCCTTTGTGTAATAATTCCTTCGTCTGTTCCAACAATTGGTTGGAATTAGACACTATCTTCAAGGGGTTATAATCACCCAAACTTTGGAAACGCACTTTACGCACGTGGCGTTTCACTTGCTTAAGTGTAACCGGAGATGGGCTGGTTAACACTAATTGCTTCAATTGTTCAATCCTAGTTAGATCGTACAAATAACAAGTACGCTGAATATCTGACATTTTCGAAAACTTGAGTTGTTGCCTGCTGGACATGTCGAGCATAGCAACGAAGTGTTCGAACCGCATAAAATCTGGGGCGGGGCTACCGCATCGCATTTGGGTGGGGCTACCACATCGCATAAAATTGGGGGCGGGGCTACCGCATCGCTTGGTCGTATTTGAGTTAGTTGTGGCCATAGTGAGAATTGAGAGAAACTGGGTGGCCGCAATGCGACTCCACATCGAAGAAACCCTTCTGCAGGCCGTCCTTTACGCCGAACTGCAAGCGGTATTGCTGGAAGGAGAGAGACTCCTAGGCGCGATACGCTTCCGGAGAACTTGTGCAACTTTCCCACAGGATCCTTACTAGAACAATAGTGAGCAGCGAGAGGTCCCGTCTAACCAATGGGAGGGGGGCTTACTAGGCGGTCCCCAACCACCGTCCCTGATTTCTCAGGAAGGACACTACCATCCATTCATTCGTCTAGGTACTGATTGCACTCATTCATTCTACTACCTAAATTACCTACGCTGGATTCTTAAATAGATTTCTTACACTTGCGTGCATCCCAAACCGCGACGGATTTACGAGGACGTATTCAGAATCCGCTACCTAAATGTTTTTGGATTTTATATAAGCATGGGACCATCTCCCATGTCCATGATTGACTTTTATTAACTTAATTGGTTTCGACATCAAAAGAAGTCAATCAGATTAAACGGCCGTAGATGGGCGGGCCGTATAAGAATCCATATGTTAGGTCGTCTTTAGCTCCAACGAGAGCAGTGAGACCTCCAGGACTATTCGTGCGTACTAAGACGCCTAGTCTTACTTCCGTAGCGGCCACAGCAGAGGGGGCGTTGTAATTGCACAAACCTCTACGCGACGTAATATAGAACGGCACTTGAACTTCATGGAAAGGTGTTAAGTCCGTGAAAGTAGTGTGTTCTGGTCCATCGGTTTGTCTGGTGCCGTCAGCATACACCTGGCACAGGCGCGTGGTGACGAACTTCCTTGACAACCATTGGTCGGCAGTATTCGGAATTAGTTTGTAGGAAAGCCCGCCGCGATAAAACGCGAACAGATTCGTACAAAATCCGATAAAACCACCTATGTTACCCACAGGGCTGGTGTTTAGCAGGTATTCATCGGTGATCTGCAAATCATAGCGCCTATGGGCGCGCGTTGCTTGTCGCAAGTTGGTTATCATCTCTCCTCCAACTAGGCAAGCGCTATCGATCGTGTTTTTGGAAGTATTGACTTCACCAAAGGCAATTGTGTTTGCTGCAAGGGGCTCGTTGGCCACAACCCCCTGGAAAACAACGGTGGCAATTTTCTCGACGCCCTCGATCAAAATCTTAGGAATCGTCTTCGTTGTATGGTCACCCGAAGATTCAGGTTCGACTTCCGATTGAAATTCAACTTCAGACACCGTCAGCTTAGGAGGGACAGAAAGTCCCATAGAAAGCGGACAGGCGAAGCTGACGTTTGTCGCCCATTTCCACACATTCACTTGTACGAAATTAGACACTGTGTCGGGGCAAGACAAGGGCGTTAGAGCACGCACCACCAATGAGCCTATACAGCCCGTGGGACCCGTGCTAACCCTTCCTTCTATTGTCGGATCTTTTCCAGTTCTGCACATGATGTTCTTATGCATATAGGGAATTACGAATTCAACTTCATTCTGTTCCGTCATATCCAAAACATGTCGCCACGTGTTGGTCGTGTCCAGAGCTGGGATTTCATCGTCGGTAACGATGGCACCCGGGATGAACACAACTTCGACTCGTCCAACGTGGAATGGAGTACGAGTTATTGAAATCTTATAGTGCAAATCAGCTCGCCAATAGGCGAACTGAGTCGACAAAGTTTCAAATAAACTCATATCATACACTTCGTATTGTTTAGGCCCGATAGTCCAAGTCGTCTTCCGTACGTCGTCCAAACTAGGACCAACAGGCTGATTGGCCAGCACCGCTTTGCCCATAGCATTGGTTACCCAACGCAATGTACTAACTAATGCCGGCCGACCCGCAATGTGTTGTATGTCCATTTCATCAACTTCTTGTAAGAAATTGTTCTGCGTTTCTGCAATTGCATTATCAGATGCCATGCCAAGCACGACAGAGCTGTCTTCCGCTTTAAAATTCGTGTAACCACGGCCAGGGATGTTGACGACCGCGTCTGAGGCCGAGCCCTTCACGGGCCGACTCCAACCAAAAATAGAAGCCACACCGCCAACTAGGTTTGAAACCCAGCTCACGGCGGATGCGACCCCACCAATTACTGGTACTTCCGACAGAAAATCACCTGCAGAGGCGATTTTAGAAGCTACTTCTGTAATTGGACCTTTGGTCTCACCTTTGGCTTGAAATTCCACATCAACAAGCCTCGGGGTTGGACCTTTCAACTCAATATTTTCAAACCAGGCGTAAGCCACGATGGGCACTCGCGTGGTGTTATTGCCAGCCAACAGATCAGAGATAGAGAAGAGATGGATTCTCCCAATGTTAGCTCCCGTGACCGTGGCATCTGGATCCTGGGGAAACGTCAAACTTAGCGCATCATAGGTGGAGCACCACGGGACTCGTAATTCCGCTGAATTATTGCTTTGCAAGTCAATCTCTACTCCAGGGTAGCTAGTGACTGCTGCTCTGCTCTTATACAGGCATTTGCATTCGTCGTACACGTCCTGTTCCATTGGTACGAAGCAAGCCCACAAACGGCCTGCAACGAAAGGATTAACATTGACCATAAAACGAATGACCATGTCAGCTTTGAACCATTCGTAATTGTTCAACTTATCTAATTTCCTACCCTTCATGAAATCACGAGGAAGGTAAAAAGTTGAAATCGGTTGCCGAGGAGCCCAACCAGTTGGAGAAGGAAAAGGCTTCATCATTTGCATAGCTTGGTCGGTAATATCAAGACTCCAAATTTCAGTTGGTCGTTGTAGGAACTTGATTATCGTTGTCGTCTCGTCCAAGTGAGCCAAATTGGTGTCGGTAATAACAGCAAGGTCATTCTTGACAAAATTGGCATCAGTGAAACGAGTCTCTTCATGTTCACTAGTGTTATGTTGAACGACTTCTGAGGTCGTTGCGATAACTCCAGTTGCATTAGACATGTTGTTAGTATCGGTGTTTTTCGAATCTCCGATAAGATTCGTATCAATTTCGGTATTAGCAGGTGATAATAAAAACTCCCATGCCGGAGCATGTTCGTCCCAACACCCATTGGGACAGAGTAGTTTGACACATGGCAGTTTCCAGGGCTGCTGGAGAAGAAGCCATCCCTAAATAGGGTTCTTCATATTCGAACAGCAATACTAGGCTATTAGTATCATCATTAACCTAGCAAGATCACGTTCTCGGCAATTCGGTAATACCATTCCACGAGAAGGGTATTCACCGGTAGACCGGACCAGTAAACTGGTACATATTAAGAAAATCCTTTAGCGGATGAAACTCTCATTTATACTTTGAGGAAGTTCAAGTCAAAATAAATTCGGTTGTAATAAAAATGACAGTTACTTTGAACTGACAAGTCACATTCCACTATGGCAGGAATCGCCCATTCCACTAAGGCAGGAATCGCCCATACCACTATGGCAGGAAATCGCCCAAGCCACTAAGCAGGCTATCGCTCAAATAAACTCCGGGGAGTTAAAC